TCAGCGGTAAGTACTGCGGAAGTCAGTGAGCAAGGCGGTAAAAAGTTTGTTCGCTTAGCGGATAAATTTATTAATATTGATACTATGGCCATTGATGGAATTAAACTAACTGATAGAGAATTGCACACAGGAGAATTCTGGCCAGTATACAGTTTAAGTTACGTTGAGGATATGCAGGAGTTACCAGACAGTATTTGCCCTAACTTGTATCTGGGCCACAATGGAACTTGGAGATATAAATTTTTTGCTCCTTTTACTGATTGGATAATTCGCGAGCGCAAACAAGGCCCACAACTTGACGATACCATCTTTAAAAGTAGTCAGCAAACACTAGACGACGCAAAAAATTTCTTCAAAAACATACGGGAATTATGAAAATTACTTTTGAAATTGAGTGCGGATTGGTTTATAATCAAGGACCTTCAGTTGAAGTGTGCATCAATGATCAACAGGTTACGGACCAAACATTAACCCAGAAAAATCTATTAGAATATACTGTTGATAATTCACAAGACACAGTTGTCAAGATAATTCACAAAAACAAAACAGATAGAGACACAGTGGTAATGGATAACCAAATTGTTGCAGATAAATGGTTAAAAGTAAATAATCTGTGGGTAGATGATATACTCTTGAATAACATATTATGTACCACAGACTGTGCAGACGGTAATGTAGATCGTTTAAAATCGGACAGTTTATATCTAAACGGACATTTGGTGTACCAGTTCCCCAAGGACTTTTTCAATTGGTATTACGAGTTTATAAAAAACTTGGATTTACAGTACATAAAGAATCATACTGATTCTGAAGCAGAGCAGAAGTACCTTGGTTACAATCAAGAAAGCTCAGCATTGCCAGAAATACACCAGATACTGGAGAGTCGTGGATACAGTATTACTAGTTAATTTGCCAAGACAGGATGCAGAAAGAGCACCAGCAGTAATTGCCGGACTTGCTGGTATCTGCAAAAGTATTGATGCGGACTATGAAGTTGCCGACTTGAACCTCCAGACCATAAGAGCGGCAACGTCAGAGGAATGGAGGGAGTTTCAGGACTGGCTTAGTTATTTTTCAACAGAGTGCTCTGACAAGATACTGCAGGGATTTAAGGATTTAGTAGTACAGCATTTACCAAAACAGCACTTTAGTATTATTGCAGTAAGTTTATTTACATACGAAACAATACGCAGTGCGCATTTGGTACTACCGTTATTACGACAGGCGTATCCCAATAGTAAAATTGTAGTAGGGGGACACGGAACTGATTTTTCAGACAAAGATAACAATAATAGACCTTTCTACCAGGTTGTTCTAGAAAACAAGCTAATAGATGCTTATATATTAGGCGAAGCAGAAGCAAGTTTCAAAGAATATATACTAAATTATAACACCTGGGTCAACACCAGTCACAAACACCAGATTAGTAACCTAGATACCATGCCGTTTGCTTGCTATGATAAAATACTACCACAACAATACTTACACACTGGTGTAATTAGTACTTACATTACAGGTAGTAGAGGTTGCGTTCGTGATTGTAGTTTTTGTGACGTAAAGTTTATTTGGGATAAGTTTAGATATAGAAGTGCGGAACATATATTTGAAGAAATACTACAGCATCATTTAAACTATGGTACTATGCATATTGAATTCACTGACAATCTGATCAACGGAAGTCTGTCAGAATTTAAAAAACTTAACCAACTGTTAGTATCTGCACACAAAAAGTATCCTAGTTTAAAAGAATTAACATACTTGGGAGATTTTATCTGTAGGCCAGCAAAACAATTCACAGAAGAAGACTATCGCTTGATGAGTTTAGCCGGCGGTAAAGATATAATTGTTGGTATAGAAACATTCAGTGAGCCTGTTAGATATCATATGGGTAAAAAGTTTTCAAATGAAGATATTGACTTCCATTTATATGCATCAGGAAAGTACGGAATTAAGAATACTTTTTTGATGCAGGTTGGCTATCCCACTGAAACTATCGATGATCACCAAATCAATTTGAAATATCTCAAAAAATATCAAAAATACGGATTGTCTAAGGTTATCAAACTAATTAGATGGGGATTTACTACAGGAATACTCCCAGGGAGCCCGTTAGATGTAAAGTTCAGGCACACATTGCCTCTTGTTAGCTCAGAAAACGAAACGGAGGTTTACGGAGAATCACAATGGACTACACCATCCAATCCTACACTAAATTATAGCGAACGTGCCAGGCGTAGAATAGAACTGCATTATGCTACCAAAGAGTTACAATACAATCAGCCAAGGGTACATGATGAATTTCTTAGTATACTTGCTACCCTTAAAGGAAGAACACCTCCCAAATTAGATGAACACTAATGTTAACTTATAATTCTGTCGACGAGTATCAAATTGAAATAACCACATACTGCAATGCGGCTTGTCCGCAATGTCCACGTAATCTCTGTGGTTACGGAAAAAATCCATATATGCCATTGGTGCATTTAGACGCTGACATATTGGATCGTGCATTTTCCGAAGATCTATGCCAAAGACTAAGACAAGTATTCTTTTGCGGCAGTTACGGTGATCCCATTATGCATCCTAAGTTCTTGGACATACTGAGAACTTTTAGACAAAAAAATCCAACGCTATGGTTATACTTTCACACTAACGGAGGTGTACACAATGAAGACTATTGGCAAGAAGTAGCGGATATAATGGCAGGCTACGGTCAGATAGACTTTGGCATTGATGGTCTAAGTGATACACTAGATTTGTATCGTAGAAATGTAGACTATAGTAAGGTTATACGTAATGCTAGAGCGTTTATTGACCGCGGCGGAAGAGCACAGTGGAACTACATTGTGTTTAAACACAACGAACATCAAGTTGAACAAGCAAAGCAACTAGCACAAGAGTACGGTTTTTTCAACATACTGGTGCGCAAAACTGGGCGGTTCTTTGATCATAAAAATCTGGTTGAATTCAACAGTTGGCCTGTGTATAATAGCAAGGATGATGTAGCATACCAGCTGGAGTTGCCTACACAAGAGCAATACAGAAACAACAGTATGCTGGGTTTGACTAGATTAAAGACAGAGTATCCGGATATTAAGGATTATTTTGCTAAAACAGAAATTAAGTGTGATGCAGAAATAGGCAACAAGGTGGCAGTAAATGCAGAAGGCGTTGTGTTGCCTTGTAACTTTTTTAATCACAATTTGTATGATTTAAGATTTCACGACACAGATACACTGCCAAGAGCCAATGCACTTAGCGGACAGCCTAATCAAGTTAAAGAATTTTTAGATCAATACGGATTAAACAATTTGTCTATTAAAAACAACAGTTTAGCAGACATATTCAACAACAAGTTTTGGCAAGACTTGCACAGCAGTTTCACAGGCAATAGACTGTTTGAGTGTGCAATGACTTGCGGTAAACGTTTAACAAAGGTCTGGGACCAAGGAGGTAATCGTAGATGAAAGTATTAGTAACAGGCGGCAACAGAGGGTTGGGAAAGCACCTAGTAGAAGTATTTGATACTGCTAACGGAATCAGTAGAGCTGACGGATTTGATATTACAAAAAACATAGACGACATCGCGGCTCGCAGTATAGATTATGATGTGATTGTTAACAACGCATTTGATGGGCCGCCGCAAGAGGACTGGGCTAACTTTGGTCAGACCAACTTGTATATAAAAATCTACGACACATGGAAGGAACATAACAAAACAGGTTATATCTTCAACATTGGCAGTGTAGGTGAGCAGAGTATTGTTGCCCCGGAACCACGTTGGGAAACATATAGAGTCAGCAAAGCCGCATTATCACATGCCAGTAAGCAAGGCACACAAGCATTTAAACAAAACACAGTACCTTTTAGGACCACTCTCATCACCCCCGACAGATTGGATACTGAGCTAAGCCGTAGTAGACCAAATTGGACTGGTAATGGAATAAACCTGGTAGACATTTCAAATTTTATCAAGTATGCTACACAAACACAAGATAATACTTGTATAGAGGAGATAGTGATTTACTGTAATTACGACCATGAGTGAAATTGTAAAAGTTGAACCAGTAACCAGTGGTATTTTTTATATCACATGGACCATACAGTTGCGTTGCAATTACGACTGCATGTACTGTGGGCCTATGCGTCATAGTGTTGATGAAGAAATGCCCAGCTTAGAACAACTAAAATCTCAATGGATACAGATATTTGCAAAAACAAAACATCGTAAGTTATTGTATCAAATAGTGTTTAGTGGCGGAGAACCAGTTGTTAATAAGGATTTCCTACCGTTCATTGATTGGTTGCATGAAAATTATAGCGAGTATTTGTACGAAACTGGATTAATAACCAACGGTAGTGCTAGCCAAGATCATTACTTAAAACTGTTTAAAAATTTAAACTATATTACATTTTCAACTCACACAGAGTTTATGGATGAAGAAAAGTTCTTCGCTACAGCAAAAACTTTATCAAGGTACAGCAGGACCAACAGTGGCAAATATTTTATGGTAAACATAATGCACGAGCCATGGGCTAAGAATACTGTACAAGGCTTTATTACCCGTTGTAAACGTTCAGGTATCAATTATAGCGAAACAGAACACATTGACATGTCCAGGAAAACAAGAGATTATCCAATATTTAAAATAAAAGAATATGACTAAATTTAAGGCTGACAATAACTACAACTGCCGTGTATACTACAAGGATGGTGATGTTGTTAATATCTTCGCAGATAAGTTGCGCAACACCAACACACATCAATTTAAGGGTTGGGCATGTGACGCAGGGTACTCGGGAATTTATGTTCATTCTAATGGAGATGTTTGGAGTGGCGAATGCGAAAATGATTTCTTGGGCAACTTAAACGATAACAGTTTTGAATTGTTAGATAGCCCAGGGCAATGCAAAAGGAAATTTTGTACAACCAACATCGGAGAGCTAAGTATAACAAAATCTAAATTAGAATGACATGGCTTTTCGAATCTAAAGAAATAGAAACACTACCTGAGGATTGTGTTGGATTTGTATATTTAATAACAAATTTAACAAATAATCGTAAATACATCGGGAAGAAACTTGCACGGTTCAAAACCAGCAAGCCACCTCTTAAGGGTAGAAAAAACAGACGCCGGGG